AGAGATCATGTTGGTCTTGAATATCAAATAGGTTTAATAAACAAAGACTCCTTTGGTCATATATTTAAACCAGGTGAAATATCACAACCCTTCATTGATGTAGACCCAGTAGATCTACGAAACTCACCAGATTTTACATTGTTGTATGGAGTCAAAGTAAAAGGTTGTATGGTAAAGATTAATTATGATGATAATAGAAGGAAAGGTAGATCTTGGGATATTACTTTAGAAAATAATAAATTTGTTATTTTTCCATCTACCTGTATGTATTATATTACCAATGATCAGAAAGACAGTTTAAATTTTGTACAGACTATTTTGTATGAATATGTTTAAAAAAGAAAATTTTATTTCAAAAAAAGAATGTAATTCATTAATAGATTTTCATAAAAAAAATTTTAATTTAAATAATAACTTTTCAAAAATACATTATGATACTGAAGTTCTATTGATATATGATATGCAAAACACTTCTTTATTTAAGAAAATTAACAACCTTTTAAATAACTTTATTAAGTCACATAATAAAAAATATAAAATTAATTATTTTGAACTTGTAAAATGGTTAACTGGTGCAGATCAAAGAGAACACGTGGATTTAGATTACCATCCTTACACAAGTATTATATATTTAAATAATAATTATGTGGGAGGAGAAACAATAATTAAAGATAAAATGATACATCCTAAAAAAGGCAAATTGATAGCTTTTGAAGGCAACAAAATTTTGCACAAAGTAAATACAATTAAGAAAGGTATAAGGTATACATTACCTTGTTGGTATACTTATGAATCTAATTAATTACTACTGGTATTTTAATAGTGCATTAACACCTAAATTTTGTGATGACGTTATAGCTTATGCTAAGAAACAAAAAGAAGTTATGGCTGTGACAGGTGGTTTTGGCGACAAAGAACTTAATAAAGAAGAAATAAAAAATTTAAAAAGAAAAAGAAATTCAGATTTAGTATGGTTAAATGATGCTTGGATTTACAGAGAATTACATCCATATGTTAATCTTGCAAATAAACTAGCTGGTTGGAACTTTGATTGGGAAAGGTCAGAATCTTGTCAATTTACAAAATATAAACATAATCAATATTACGATTGGCATTGTGATAGCTGGGACAAACCTTATGACAAGAAAGATCTTTCAAATCCAGAACACGGTAAAATAAGAAAACTATCTATGACTTGTCAGTTAACAGATGGTTCAGAATACAAAGGTGGTGAATTAGAATTTGACTTTAGAAACTATGATCCACATATGCGAGATGAATCAAAGCATAGAGTTCAATGTAAAGAAATACTATCAAAAGGTTCTATCATTGTATTTCCTAGTTTTGTGTGGCATAGAGTCAAACCAGTAACATCAGGAACAAGATATAGTCTTGTTGTCTGGCATTTAGGAAGGCCCTTTAGATAATGTATATAAATAGTTATTTTCCAACTATAGTATGGAACGAACAAAAACCAGAGTTTGTTAAATCTTTAAATAAAGCAAGTAACAAATATATTAGTGAAGCTCGTAAAAGAGAAAAAGAATATATAAAAAAACATGGAGACTTTGGAAGATCATATCATTCAACACCTTTAGTTAATGATAATGACTTTTTAGATTTTAGAAATTATGTTGGTCAAAAATCTTGGGAGTATTTAGATCATCAAGGTTATGACATGTCACAATACACATCACTATTTAGTGAAATGTGGGTACAAGAATTTGCTAAAAAAGGTGGTGGTCATCATAGTGCACATATACATTGGAACCAACATGTGTCAGGATTTTATTTTTTAAAGTGTAGTGAAAAAACATCTTATCCAGTTTTTCATGAGCCGAAGACTGGGGCAAGAACAACAAAGTTAAAAATGAAAACAAAACTAAAAGGAGTATGGCCAGGTCACGAACAGTTTCATTATAAAATAAAACCAGGGACATTAATTATATTTCCAGGCTATTTAGAACATGAATTTGCAATTGATTTTGGCATAGAGCCTTTTAGATTTATACATTGGAATATACAAGCTGTGCCAAAGGAAATGGCTAAAGATGTCTTTTAAAAAAAATAAATACACAATTATAAAACAAGCAATATCAAAAGAACTTTCAGCTTTTATTGCAAATTATTTTAGTATGCAAAAACAAGTTTATGATACTTGTAGAAAGCATAAGTATTTTTCACCGTTTGAACATATACTCGGATATTATGAAGATCCTAAAACGGGTCAAATACCCAATACATATTCTGCTTATGCCAATATTGCTATGGAAACTTTATTACTTAAATGTCAACCAGTTATGGAGAAAGCTACAGGATTAAAATTATATCCTGCATATACTTATGCAAGAATATATAAAAAAGGTGATGAATTGAAAAGACACAAAGACAGATTTAGTTGTGAAATATCAACCACTCTAAATCTTGGTGGTGATCCTTGGCCAATTTATTTAGAGCCCTCTGGTAAAGAGGGATTAAAGGGTATCAAAGTAAATTTAAAACAAGGAGATATGTTAGTATATTCTGGTTGTAAATTGGAGCATTGGCGAGAAAAATTTAAAGGTAAAGAATGTGTTCAAGTGTTTTTGCATTATAATAATAAAAAGACAAAAGGATCTGATGAAAACATGTTTGACAGACGACCTCATCTAGGTCTTCCCTCATGGTTTAAGAGATGATATAATCTCTGCGTGTGGGGGGTTTACCACCTCAATCACCAACCCCTCACGCTTAATGGAGAGATATGTTAGGAATTACAGCAATTGCACAATCACCTATTGCAGCATTAGGAGGAACTAATGCAAGTGTTGAAGTAACAGGTATTGCGTTAACAACAGCAACAGGTTCAGTAAGCATCACTGCTATTCAAAACCCAACCATTCAATTAACAGGTATCCCTCTTTCTACAACTCTTGGTGCAATACAAGTTGATCCAGATGTTATCGTTACAGGAGAACAATTAACAACAGTCATTGGACCGTATTCAGTACAAGCAGATGCTACAACAACCATTGTAGCAGGATCAGAAAAAGAACTAGAAACCTCCGTAGGAACTGTAACATTAATAAGTGCTGTAGACGCTCCAGTAACAGGTATACCTTTAACTTCGGCAGTTGGAGATGTTGAGACAACCTTTACAGTATTAGTTGATGGTATAGACATTACAACTTCAACAGGTACACTAACTGCAACTGGTGATGCCAACGTAGATGCAGCAACAAATTTATTAACAATATCTGATCAATCTGTTGATGTATCTATAGATGTTACTACGTCTATTACAGGACTGACTACAATGACTACAGCTATTGCTTCAGTCACTGTAGATTTAAATACTCCTGTTGACTTGACCGGACAACAATTATCTATAAGTGTTGGAAATACAGGAACAATAGCATGGTCTAACGTTGATCCAGGAGTAAGCAATGTCTGGGTTGAAGTTGATATTGCAGCATAATAGGATTATAATACAAATATGGCATCTACATTTTCGACAGATTTAAAACTTGAACTTATGGCTACCGGTGAAAACGCTGGTACATGGGGGACAAAAACAAATACAAATTTAAACTTAGTACAACAAGCGATTGCTGGCTATGAGTCAATAAGTGTTACAACTACGACTGTTGCTTTAACTATGGACGATGGTTCAATATCTCAAGCAAGAAACATGGTTTTAGCATTTGGAGGAACTCTTACAGGAGCAACAAACATAACTGTGCCTGACTCAATTGAAAAGATGTATGTGCTTGATGACCAAACAACACATAATACAAGCACTATAACTTTTAGAACTGCGGGTGGTACAGGTTTTACAATGGATCAAGGTAAAAAACATTTAGCTTATTCAGATGGTACTAATATAAATAGAATTGATTTATCTAGTTTAGGAGGCGAGATAGGCACAGCCTCAATTGCTGATAATGCAATAACGACTGCAAAAATTTCTGATAATCAAATTGTGACAGCTAAAATTTCTGACAATCAAATAACGACAGTTAAAATTTCTGATAATCAAATTACAACGGCCAAAATAGTTAACAATGCTGTAGACTCAGATAAATTAGCAAGAAAATTTACAATTACAACTAACGTTACTCCAGCAGGAGGATCTGACGGAGATCTTTGGTTCGTATATTCATAGGAGTTTAAATGGCTGAGACTTATGTACGAAACTCCAGTGCTTTTCAACAAACTAATCAAATATTTGCAAATGTAAGCGGCACTTATCAAGAGGTTAATGAAGCTTATGCAAATGTAGGTGGCACATATAAATTAGTATTTACAGCTTTTGAAGCAACTTCATTTGTTACATTAAGTTCTGGTTCCGGCACATTTGCTGTGCCAAGTAATGCTAACGCATTACATATTCAAGCAGCAGTTGGTGGCGGAGGAGGTGCAGTAGGTGGAGCAGACTATGATAAGGCAGGAGGTGAATCAGCTGGAGCTGGTGGTGGATCAGGTGCTTATGTTTCTGATAAAATATTTTCTGTAACAGGTGGTGAGACAATGACTTATGCAATTGGTTCAGCAGGAAGCGGTGCAGGGATTGGATATAATGTTACTGCTAGCAATGGTACATCAACAACTTTATCTGGATCTTCCGCAGGATCTTTATTTACATTGACAGGTGGAGGGGGATCTAGTGGTACGGGGGGTGGTGTGCAAGGACCTTTGAGGTCAAATACAGCAGGAACTCCTGGCTCTGCAACAGTAAGTTCAAGTGTAAGCACGGGCACATTTAGAGATTCTGATGGCGTGACTAAAAATGTAAGTTCAAATACATCTGGACCTGCAGGTACTTTCAACGATAGTGGTAATGGTGCAACAGGAAGTTTATCAGGATCTGGTAACTGCGGAGGAGACAACTGTAGAATATCTGGATTTTCAGGAGCAGATTCATATGATGGAGGAATATCTGGAGGTGCAGGGGGTTCTTCATCTGGAGGAGGTACTAACGGAAGTCCTGGAACAAGAGGCTCTGGTGGTGGCGGAGGAGCTGCACAAGTAAGTGGTGGATCTACGAGCGGTGGTTCTGGTGGTAATGGAGAGATTGTTTATAGATTTTTGAAAATCTTATAGTGTTTTTAAAACCAAAAAAAATAATATTTAATACTCTTATACAAACAATAAAATTAGATTCTTTAAAACCAAGACAATTAAATTTAAATAACGAATTAATAAATCAACTTAAAATTGATATAAAGCAAAATGGTTTACTATGTCCATTAGTTGTACATTCTAACAAAACACTTTTAGATGGACATCATCGATATGAGGCTATAAAAGACTATTGCACCGAAACTCTTGTTTACGTTGTCAAAGATAAAGATATGGAAAATTTATTATCTAAAGTAAATAGTTACATGTGGTTTGATACCAAAGGTAAATTAAATGACTAACATATCAAAATGGTTTGGTTATCCAATATACATTTCACAAATACAAAACTACGAAAAAATAAACAAAAAAATATTACCCATACTTGAATTAGTTACTGCAACAAACTCTCAGTACGCACGGACAACGGACATAAAAGCAAAAGATTTACAATCTATTGATGACAACTTACATTTAGATCCAAGGTTTAAAGAATTATATGATCAAATAACACAAGCTTTGATCGCTGCAATACATGGTTTGCATTATGATCTTGAATTGTTTGAGCTTTATATTACAAAATCATGGGCCACATATTCTAACAAAGATCAATTTATTTCATATCACAGACACATGACAAGTCACTTTAGTTTTGTTTATTATGTAAAAGCTGAGGATCAAGGCAACCTTTTTTTTATAGATGATGAAGCACATAAGGTAGGTTTGAATATACCAAAAAGAGATCCTTATTTTAAAAAATGGGATGAGATTAATTTTGCTAAAGCTGAATACCCAGCAAAAACTGGTAATATTGTAATCTTTCCATCTATGCTTTTTCATGAGACAGGTATAAATAAAAAAGAAGAACCACGTATTTCAATATCAGGAGATGTGCTTTTGACCATGAGAAAAGGTATTAAATCAGAGCATAACATGCCATCACCTACGACTTGGAAGAAGCTTTAACATGGTGTAAAATACCGTATGCCTCTTACAAATGTAAAATTACTACCAGGTTTTGATAAAACAGATACACCTTCAGGAGCTGAGGGTAGATGGATAGATGGTGATTTTGTTAGATTTAGATATGCACAACCAGAAAAAATTGGTGGGTTTGCAGCTATAGGACAAAAAACTATTGCAGGTCCTGCACGTGCTCAGCATACTTGGACTGATTTACAAGGTAGAAAATACGCAGCGATTGGCACATCAAAAGTATTATTAATTTATTATGAAGATGCTTTTTACGATGTAACTCCACTAGAAACAGGTCTTACAGGAGCTACGTTTACAACTACTAACGGTCAACCAACTGTTACTGTAAATAAAGCGGCTCATGGATTAGTGTCTGGTGATTATTTTTTATTCGAGTCTGTTACTTTGCCAGGAGGAGGGGCAACTAGTTTTATAGCAGCTAACTTTACAGATCAGTCATTTGAAGTAATAACTGCTGCTGCAGATTCTTTTACAATTACGATGGCATCAAATGAAACTGGCACTGGTCTAACTGCTGCAGGTTCTGCAACAATAAGGGCTTATGTAGAAATTGGACCGACTATTCAAACATATGGTTATGGTTGGGGAACTGGAACATGGGGCGGAAACGTTTCAGGCGCACAAACAACAACACTTAACGGAGCT